TCTGCAACAGGGCGGCCAGCTCAAGGACATGTTCGGCGGCATCGGCCCTGCAGTGCAGGCGCTCGGCGGGTACATCCTGGGTTTGGTAAACCCATTCACTGTTGCGGCAGCCGCCGCTGGTGCGCTGGCCCTGGCCTACTACAAAGGGTCCGAGCAATCCGATGCCCTGCGCGACAGCCTGATCCTGACCGGAAACTTCTCGAAAGCCTCCGAGGCCCAGTTGATCGGCCTGGCCGAGTCTGCGGACAAGGTGACAGGTACGTTTGGGCAGGCGGCCGGCGCACTCGCGCAACTGACCGCCGCGAGCGCGAACACGACCGGTAACCTGAAGCTGATCACCACTACCGCCGTCGAGATGCAGCGCGTCACCGGAAAGGCAGTTGAGGACACGGTTGCCGAGTTCATCAAGCTCGGCAAGGACCCTGTGGCTGGCATCGTCGAGCTAGACGAGAAATACCGGTTCTTGACCGCGTCGGTGTATGCCCAGATCAAAGCCCTGTCGGATCAAGGCAACGCTGTGGCGGCCGCCGATCTGGCGGAACGCACCTACGCTGAAGCGATGGGGCAGCGTACCTCCAAGATCCGCGAGAACTTGGGCCTGATTGAGCGCGGATGGCTCAACATCAAGGATGCCACCAATGAGGTGCTCGACGCCTTTGCCAGCATCGGGCGAAAGAGCGTCGAGAGCGAAGGCAAGGCAATCACTCAGCTGCAGCAGAAGATTGCCTACCTGCAGAGCACGCTGGACACCGCCTACGAGGACAACGACGCCCGGGACCGGATCGCAAGCCTTCAGGCTGAGCTGAAGCAGCGCCAGGACATCCAGAAGACCAATGCGGCAACCCTGGAAGAGGAAGAGAAGCGGCGCCGCATTCAGGAGGAGGGGCGAAAGGGTCTGGATGCGCTCGACACCACCTACAAAAGCTCGCTCACGCAGACCCAGCGCCTGAACAAGGAGCTGACCGATCTCGACAAGGCCCGGGCCAAGGCGGTAGCTGCTGGGGTGTTCACCGCTGCAGAGGAAGCGAAATACGCCCAGTCGCGCAAGAACATCGAGAAGGAAATCGCCGACATCAAGGAGCGTGAGGCGAAGAAGAATGCTCCGAAGAACGTCAACCGCGGCGTTGCCGAGGCGGAAAACACCTTCGCCCGCCTGTATGGCCAGTACGACCCAGCGGCCCAGGCCGCCCGGGCGCTGACCAAGGAGCAAACCCAGCTCGACCTGGCGCTGACCAAGGGCAAGATCACCCAAGAGGAGTACAGCAAGGCGCTGGCCCAGGCTTCGATCAACTACGCCGCCGCCATCAAGGGCGCCAAAGGCTTGACCCAGGCAGAGGAATACCGGGCGCAGCTCCAAAAACAGCTGGACAATGACCGCGCCCAGTACAGCCTGGACGCAGCCAGTGTTGGCATGGGCGACCTGCAAACGCAGCGCATGCAGCAGCGTGTGCAGCTCGAGCAGCAGACCAACGATCGCATCCTGCAACTGCGCACCGAAATGGCGAACGCCACGACGGAGAAGCAGCGCCAGGACCTGCAAGCGCAGATCGACTTGACGAACGAGTTCCTTCCGCAGCAGCTGGCGGCGCTACAGGCTGGATGGACTCAGATGGACCAGGCCATGCTCAACCCGATCAACGGGTGGACGGCTGCGGTGCAGAACTTCGGCAACCAGGCGCGGGACATCGCCGGGCAGACGCAGGCCTTGTTTGCTGGTGCCTTCAATGGAATGACCGACTCGATCTACAACTTTGTCACGACAGGAAAGCTGTCGATGTCCGATTTGGCCGCCACTTTCGCCTCGGGCGCTTTACGGATGTTGATCCAGTGGGGTACCGCTCAGGTGGCCATGGCCGCCCTAAACGCCTTCACATCTACTGCAGCTATACCAATCGTCGGGCCATTCGCGGCTCCGGCTGCGGCGGCTTCTGCACTTGGTTCTGCTGGCAGCTTCATGTCCACGATTAACTCCGTAGCGGGCATGGCTCACGACGGCATTGACTCGGTCCCAAAAACTGGAACGTGGCTTCTAGAAAAGGGCGAGCGCGTCGTCACCTCGCAAACCTCCAGAAAGCTCGATGCAACGCTGGAATCCATCAGGTCCGGTGAGCGAGTTTCAACCAGTGGGGGCGGCGGGTCAGGCTCTGGCTCTTCACCCATGGCACTGACCGTGAACCTGATCGAAGACAAGGCGAATCCAGGGCAGGTAACCCAGTCCACAAACGACGATGGAGAGAACATCCTCCAGATCACCGTGGCCAGCATCATGGGCGACACGCAGGTCTACCAGGCCATCAGCACCAAATTCGGACTTTCAGGGGTTGGCTCATGATTCAGTACCCGGCAGAACTGCCGCTGCCGCTGCAGGACGGCTACGGGCTTAACACCCCTGTTGACCCGATGCTTCGCACTCCGATGGAGTCGGGCAGGGCGCGGCAGCGCGTCCTGTTCGATGAGGTCCCTGAGCAAGTTCAGGCAAAGTGGAACTGCGACCGGAACCAGATGGCGTTTTTCCGAGGCTGGTATGCCAGGACGCTCAATCAGGGTGTGGAGTGGTTCACGACGCGACTGTTGCTTCCAGAAGGGTTCATTGATGTTGAGTGTCGGTTCATCGGCAAGCCCACCGGGCCGGACCTGGTGCAGGTGAGCCGCTGGGAGTACTCGGCAACTCTTGAGCTGCGCGAGCCTTCCCTCATCCCGCCAGGCTGGGAGGACTTCCCGCAGTTCTGGTTCATGATGAACATCATCGATATGGCAGTTAACAGGGAGTGGCCGCTTAGCCAGTACCAGATACACATGGATGCGTTCGATTACGGCGTGAATCAGGAGTGGCCTCAACCATGACCGACTCCACCATTCTTGAGCAGATCTACCGGGAAGCGGTGGCTTCTGGCGGCAAGGAGGCTTTTGTTCGAACGCTGGAGATCACTTGCCCGGCATGGTCGGCGCCGGTACTGATCTGCAACGGGTTCAAGGACAGGATCTGCGGGACCGAAGATGGTCGATTGCTGGCCTTCATCGCCGCCAACATTGGCATCGCGCTCCCGCAGAAGAACAACAAAGGCAACCAGGCTCTGGCATTCGGCGTGGACAACACCACGGGCGAGGTCATGCAGCGTGCTGACGAGGCTCTTGATGCTAATGCCAGGGTAACCGCGACCTACCGCGTTTATCTCGCCAGCGACCTCTCTGCCCCGTGCGAGAAGCCCTATCGAATGTCGGTCGACAGCGATTCATTCGAGCAGAACCAAGCCACCTTGCAATGCGGGTTCTTCGACCTGATCGGCACCGCATGGCCCCGTGACCTCTACACCACCAGGTTTGTGCCGGGCCTGAAATACCTCTGAGGCATCCCTATGGAATGGATCAACAAGTACCTGTCCTGCAGGTATGAGGATGGCGCGCGCGGTCCGGAAATGTTCGATTGCTGGGGCCTCGTCAGAGAGGCGCGTCATGTGCACCTGGGCAAGCGGTTGCTTCCAAGCTGGGGGCATGTGCGAAACACCGATCCGCGTGAGTTCACCCGGGCATATCGGGCCGAAGCCGTGCACATGGAGGCGTGCCATGCGGAGCATGGTGCTATTGCGGCAGTCATGCACGGACACATATGCGCCCATGTCGCATTGGTGGTCTATACGGGCGGTCGGCTGAAGGTTCTGGAGATAAACCCAAAGCGCGGGCCGCGGTGTATTCCGCTGGCCAAGTGGGAGCGCGACCACAACACCGTCATCTATTACCGAGACCGAGAATGATCGAAGTCTACCCAAACAAGCTCGCTGCCGGGCCGGCAGAGGTGCGGGCGGTCGAATCGCGCCAGAGCCTGCTGGACTGGTTCCGATCCGATGGCCTGCCTGAGTCGGTGGAGCCAGCGGCGCTGCCGGTGAGCGTGTTCGTCAATGGTGACAGAGCCCTGCCGACCCAGTGGGCGACCATCGAATTTGGCCCTGAAGATCGCGTCGAGATATACCGCGAACCGAAGGGCACCGATCCGTTCTCGATCACCCTGGCCCTGGTGTTTGGCGCCAAGGCGGTGCTGGGCGCGCTGATGCCAAAGATGCCGTCCCTGAACAGCGGCGGGAACACCAAGCGCGGCAACGACCTTGGCCTGGCCACAGTCAAGGGCAACCAGGTGAAGCTGAACGCAGTGATCCGTGAGATCGCCGGCCGCCAGCGCCCATATCCAGATTACGCCTTGCCGCCGAACCGATACTTCGACGACCCGCGCTCCCAGTGGATCGAGATGCTGCTGGTGGTAGGGAAGGGCAGCTACGACATCCCGGTCAGCAGCATCCTGATTGGCGAGACACCGGTGATTTCACTGGGCGATGACGCCGACTTCACGCTTTACGAGCCAGGCGCCAACCTCTCCGCTGAGACCGCTGCCAAGTGGTGGCATTCCGCGCCTGAGGTCGGAGCCACCTCAACCGGAACCGCAGGCATCGAGCTGAAGGCGACCTATGCCGTTACGCCCGTGCCCACCGCCCAGTCGTACCAGTTCGCCGCCAAGACCATCACGGTGCCCACTGGCGCCGGACAATTTCCCGCCGGCTGGGCTGCTGGGATGATCGTGCGCATTGAGGTCGGCTACCCGTATGACGTCATCGACGGCGGAGCGGGCCGCGACATCATTCGGGGAAATCTTGATCAGATAGCACCATACGTCGGCATGCCAATCGAGATCGTCGGCGCAAACGCTGGCAACTACACCGTGGCCACCTACACGCCTGGCGTAGGATCTGCACCTGACGAGATGACCCTGGACTGGGCTGATGGCGGCGCTGCAACCGGTCTCGCTCTCGGA